GCTTTCATGGACAGGTGCGACTCTATGGACAGCGGAAAGTACCGCGTATGGGGCGATGTTCTTGCCAACGCAGAGATTGATGTCGGACGATTCCTGCACCGCCTCGCGCCCGATGCGGTCATGGCTATCGAACGCGCGCTCGACTCGCCCGATGCGAAGGAGCGCATGGTGGCGGCCAAGCTCGTATTGGACTACGACCCCTTCCTCCAGCGCCCGACGGTGACGCATGAGGTCAATTATCGCTTCTCGCCCGAGGAGCTGGACAAGGCACGCGCCATCGCACGTTCGTTGCGCCCGGCGCTCCCGACGGCGCCCGCGAAGGAGAGCGATGGCCCCGCAACTCCAACCAGCGTTAACTAAACCCGAATACGAGCGAGGTGATATTGTTCGCTTTCGTAGCACAGGGACTATTGGAATTATTGTAGGCACATCTCAGTACGTGGGCTACGCTGTACGGCCAATAACGCCAACAGATTTTCGGGGCTTTAGGATATTGCACTGCGACGGCAGCCTTATTGAGTACCTGTGCCACGCCGAGCACGCCGATGAGTGAGCACTGGTCAATCCTGCCGTTGCCTGCCGACGGCGACCCTGTTGCCACCAACTTTGCGCTGCGCCTCAACGCCCTCGGGTCGCTTTACTTTTTCGCCAAATTCGTCCTGCGCCGCAACCGCCTCGTCAATCACCTGCACGGCCATGTTTGTACCGCCCTCGAATCGCGCCACCTTCACTACCTGCTGGAGCTGCCCCGCGACCACATGAAGACGACGCTCTGCACCGAGTCCCTCCCGATATGGTGGGCGCTCCCGTTCGACGAGCGCGACGAAGCGGCGATGCGCGCCCTCGACTATTCGGACGAATGGATTCGGTGGATGAAATGGGTTCACAACCCGCAAATTCGCACTCTGATTATCAGCGAAGCGGGCCACAACGCGATGATGCTCGGGCGGCGCATCGACCAGCACTTCCAATCGAACCCGCTGTTCATCAACCTGTTCAGCGAAATCATCCCCGATGAGAAGTCCATTTGGAATAACGAATCGAAGCACGTCAAGCATACCGCGTTCCACGCCCACGGTGAGGGCACGTTCGACTTCATCGGCGTCGGCGGGGCGCTCCAGTCGCGCCACTACGACCGTATGATTGAAGACGACCTCGTGGGCAAGGAGGCTGCGCGCTCTGAGGTGGTGATGGAAGACACCATCAACTATCACAAGCTGCTCGAAGGGGCATTCGACGGCCCCGACCACGTTCAGCTCATCGTGGGCAACAGGTGGGGCGTGAACGACCTGAACGGCTGGATACGCGAGAACGACCCGGACTTCGTAATCGAGACGCACTCGGCCCTTGGTGGATGCTGTTCGCTGCACGACCCCGGCCTTCCGATATTCCCCGAGGAGTTCAACGTCGAGCGCCTTGAGCGGATACGGCGCGTGCAAGGCCCGTACATATTTAGCCACCAATATTTGAATCAGGCCGTCCGACCCGAGGAGGTCGTATTCAAACCAGAATGGGTTCGCTACTACGCACAAGGCAGCGGCATGTATCAGAAGCCCGTCGTGTCCACGAAGACGCTTCAGGCGAAGATGGAGAAAGCATTGCAGCGCGCATTCCGCCCCGGCGAGGAGCAGCAGCTATTCGACACCGCCGCGCGCAAGGTGCTCACCCATGAGGCGCGCGAGGGCGAGGTCATTCAGGACATCCCAATCAGCGCCCTCACGCGGACGATGATTGTTGACCCGAACCACTCCGGCTCGGAGGGCCGCGCGCGGCACGCCATCATCGTCACCGGCCTCGACCCCGAGACAGACCGCATTTACCTGCTCGACCTATGGGCGCAAGCGCTCCCCTACGACGACCTCATGGCGAACGTGTACAAAATGGCCGACACATGGCGCCTGACCGAGTTCTGGCTCGAAACCGTTGCTGCGCAGAAATATCTGAAGTATCATATCGAGTACCGCAACAAGGTCGAGAAGCGGATGTTGCGGGTGCGCGACCTGCGCACAGACCGGGGCAAGAATGCCAAGTGGACTCGCATTGACGCTCTCGCGCCACTATTTGAGCAGGGAAAGATTTTCGTGCGACGCGACCAGTCCCCTTTTCTCGATGAGTATTTTCGGTACGCCCACTCCACAAAGCACACTGTTGACATTCTCGACTGCCTCGGCTATGCCAGCCAAACGTGGAGCGCCATCAACACGAAGGGATGGGCCGCCACCGCCGAGGAGCGAAAGCACCGCCTGACCGGCAAGCGCGGGCCGATGGGCTATTAGCTATGAACTACGAACAGCTCAACGACGAAAACTTGGCGTGGCTTGAGCGATTCGCCGGCACCTGCACCGTCGCAGCCCGCGCCGTCATCAACGAACTCGTCCGGCGCGTGAAGACGCTCGAAGCGGAACTCAAGCGGTCGAAGGAACAAAATGGCGCGCAATGACTTCGAGATGGTCGCTACCACGTTCGGCTCCGACACCGATAAAGAAATCGTGTCGTACATCGACGGTCAGATAGAGTGGCTCGAACAGACGCACTCGAAGCTGCACAAGTCGAATATTCCCAAGTGGCGCAAACTTTATTTGGGCATCCCCGCCGAGGAGACGAAATCCTTCCCGTGGCCCAATGCGGCGAACACCATCGTACAAGTCGTCGGTGAGACGGTCGATACCATCGTCGCGCGCGTGCTGGGCCTTCAGTACGCCACACACCCCTTGTTCATCTTCCAGAATTACGCGAAGCGCCTCGACAGCGACGCCGCTGAAGACGAGCGCCGCATTCTTGAAGACTTCATGGACATCGTTGGCTACGAGCCGACCGAACTCGACTTGTGGCCCATTGAATCGCTGTGGTACACCGATGCTGCCCGCCTCGGGACATCGTTCGTCAAGGCCGCGTGGGAGCACCGCATCGAGGTATCCAGTGTTGGGTACACAGAGAGTAAAGGTAAACTTAAAGGCACAGAGAGCACGATATACAGGGGGCCGCGCGTCCACAACCTGCGCCACGAGGACGTTTTAATTACGCCCGATGCCCCCTCTGTGCCTGACGCGGAGTTCGTATGCCATATTCGCTCGCTCCGGCGCAAGGCGCTGGAAGAACGAAAGTTCACGGGCGGCTATGACGGCGCCGCCGTCGATGAAATCCTGAAGTCCCCCGACCGCGAACGCCCCCGCCCCGAGGCCGCGAAGGAGATGAGCGATGCGGGCCTTGAAGTGCGCGGCCCGTACGACGCCACCGCCGAGTGGGACATCTACGAGTGCTACTTCAAATGGTGGCACAATAAGCGCTGCTACCGCATCATCTCCTCTTATCACAAGCGGACGAAGAAGATGCTGCGGCAGGTATTCAACTTCCTGCCATCGAACGAGACGCCCATTATTCGCGCCCGTCTTGGCTACCGCACCACCGGGATGTATGGGCACGGGTTCGCCGAACTCCTCGAACGCTATCAGGAGGAGTTGAGCACCGTTCACAATCAGCGCCTCGACAACGCCACCATCGCCAACACCCGCATGTTGCGCGTGTCGCCCCGCGCCATCACGCTCGACTCTAACATTGAAATCTACCCGTCAGCCTTGCTGCGCGGCGAGAAAGACGATTTGGAGTCCATCGCCATCGGCGACGTGTATGAATCTGCGTTCGAGAACGAGCAAGTCACGCTCGCCCACGCCCAATCTCGTGCGGGCATCTCTCCCGCCATCAGCGGCGAGGGCAGCGGTTCTGTTTCCAAAAAGGGCGGCTACTCCAGCGCGGGCACGCTCGCCGTCATGCAGGAGTCCAATTCGCGCGTCAACCTCGAAGTGAGCGACTTCCGGCACGCGCACGTTCAACTCGGCTCGCTCCTCACCGCCCTCTACGGTAAATTCGGAACGGGCGGCAAGGAGAAGATGTTCGGCATCGACTCCGACAAACTAGAGGCCGCGTTCAAGGAGTTCAACGAGCACCGCCTCCGTTTGCCCATTCGCGCCGCGACTGCCTCTCTCAACCGCGAACTCGACAAGCAATCCGACATGCTGCTGAGTGGAATGATGCAACGTCACTACACCGCCATCGCCCAGCTTCTACAGGCGGTGAACAGCCCCTTGACACCGCCCGCCGTTGGCGATTACATGAACAAAGTCGTCCGTGCAATGGATAGGCTTATGAAGCGCATCCTAAAGGACTTCAATTATGACCAACCCGATACCTTCGTCCCCGAGCCTCTCCCCCAAGCAGCAGGCGGAGCGCCGCAAGCTGCGGGAGGCGGTGCTGGCGGGCAAATGGCCCCCGGCGGGCAACCCGTGGGTGGCCCTGTTCAAGCTCCCACCGCAAGCGGTGCTGGACTGGTTCCAGCTCCCAACAGGGGCGGCGGTGCTGGAGGGCTTGTCCCAACTCCGCAAGCTGTCGGTGGAGGAACTGGAACGCCGGGTCAATAAGGATAAGATTCTTGACACCGCGCGCATTTACGAGTTACGCTCTGCGATAGAGGCGTATGACGCGGTGCTCAAGTTGCCCGCCGATGTACGTCGGTTCGTGGAGATAATGAAGGGTGAATAACGCCAGTGAAGATAGCAAGAAAGCATCTCACCGCTGCGATTGAGTTTAACGGTGATGCGCGCTCTACGCGCACCTATTTCAAGAGGTATTGGATTAGCGTGCGGCGTGTAGGTAGTGGATGGAACATCCGAGTTGGAAAACGCAAAGGTGAATAACACATGGCATGGAACTTTCTGCGAAAGGACGAACCTGTGACACAGCCTGTTGTACCACCGAATAACGAGCCACCGAAGCCTCC